CGCCAAACACACTACCGCGTATCTGCTCTCAGGTGTTTTCACAGATTTGTACTCCCCGTGGGACGATCGCTGTGAAGTGAAGGTGGGTATGGGATACATTCCGTTAGAGGGTGAATTCCAGTACCGCGTCGTTCACGTGGTCCGTGATGTTGATATCGTAGAGGATGTCCCGGGTGGCTTCCCGCTCCGCTCTACTCGCTCGGTTACCCTACGTCTGGGTGTCGAAACGATCATCAAAAGTGCGGATCTCGGCAGCTTGCTCCACACGCTGTCCCGTTAAAATCCGGGGTGGAGGTACCACCCTATGATCGAAATTGTGTACTTGAACGGAACTCCGGTAAATACCATTAAGACTGACGCGATCTACGTCGATGTCGTGAAGTTCTGGAAGGACCTAAAGATCCGCGTGGATCTGGCACCCCTTCCTCCTTTCACGGAAATCCTCACGAGCGAATCAGAGAAGAGCTTCGCACTGGGCCAGTACGTGACCCTTGAAGACTTCGTCCAAGCCGTTTCTAACATGAACCCGATTGCCATCGATGCAGCTATTCAGCATGCGATTTCCGTCGGTCTCACGGAAGCGGTCACGACTTACTGGGCATCACTGCCGGAGTTCACACCTATCTACAAGCCCCGCTAAGGGGCTTTTTTCGGAAACTGCTATGGATTTTTTCGGTTGTCCAATTGATATCACGGTAGAACGCGGGCAGGTACATATCGCCAGCACATCCCTGACTGAAAACCTCATCCTCCCTAAACGATTGGACCGAATGATCCTCGAGACCGACAAGATCCCGTTGGATTTACTCCTTCCAATCCTCAACCAATTCTCTGATACGAACAAGCAGGGCATCTTCCGCCGCCATCTGATCGAGGCCATCGTGATTGACAGTACGTGGATGACGAAGAAACTCCAGAAGGTGTATCCTCGCGTCGTTCCCGTCGTCCCGGGGCTTAACGTAACCTGCTACAACGAGGAAGGCCTCTGGATTGACGCGATGGATCTGGAGTATGACTTAAATCCCAAAGCTCGCCCCGCCCGTATCCCCCGATTATCCATGCGTCCATTCGACATGATGTATCGCCCTCGCCTGGCTCATCTGGAGCAGATGGAACGCGTCCGCTACTTTATCCCACTGCGTAGCCTCGACGATTACCTGGCCGCCAGCCGCAATCTGGCCAACGACAAGAACGTCCGGGCGTGGAAAGGACGCATCGAATCTGCCCTCCTGGATTACTGGGAGAACCTGGCGGACCTATCCTCTATCGGCTTACCGGAGAAATACCGTGCTTAAAAACGTTGTCATTATCTTCGGGGTATCCCTCCCAATCATGGAGGATGGCCACCTGGTGTACGTCGACCCTGGTGAGCTTCTGAAGAAGCTGTCGATAGACCGCGAGCTGATCCCGTGCAATCGTCGAGTTGGCTGGTGGGATGGCTTCTGCCACATCTCTAAGGCCACGATGACTTCGGAGTACTTAGTGTATATGCTCAGGACTTTAAGGGGTTCACAGGAAGAGATCGAGAAGTACAACATCTACGCTGATGAGATTGAGCGACGGGTGTAAAAGAAAAGGGCCCCGTTAAGGGCCCTTTTTTAGGCAGGAAAATGAAATTTCAACAGCATTCACAACATTCAATAACATAAGGAGGACTTCCACTATAGCTAAGTCCTCCTGGACTGTCAACCCGTAATTCGAATCGGAGTGTCACTTTGTACGTGACCTGCTTCGAGAGCCGCCAGTGCTTCAGCTTCTGTCTTGAATTCCACGACTTTCTTATCCATGTTCGGCTTAGTCAGGTGAACTGAACCGAGGATCGCTTCGTGGCCCGGTGCGAACATCGGGTTGCCGTAACCTTTACGAGCGTCGTGCAGGTTGCTCGAAGGCATCAACTTCTCCTTCGCTTCCCGTACGGCTTCCGGAGTCATCGGCACGAACATCGACATGGCGTCACCGTCGTAGTCGGCTGCGAACGCCGGTAGGTGGAGGATGTTCACCCCGATCGTCTTACCGTCCGTCGGCACTGCCTTCATCGCCATGATGTTGGTACGCATCAGGGTCGGTGCACGGTTCAGCATGACCGGAACGGTATCCACGATGTGGTTAAAGCTCGCCGTCGCTGCGTCGTTACGTCCTTCGTAGGCGTTCTTCGCTTCCGCCAGGTCATACCCTTTCTGGCTCAGGTCACGAATGATGTGCATCTTGTACATCGTCCAGAGCTGATCAGCGGGGATACGGGCCTCGTTGAAACCAATATCTGGCGCCGCGTAGATCGTACCACGACCGGAGAAGTCCTGTTTCTTCTTCAGGATCTTATCCTGGAAGTAACCCGTCTTCGGTCCACCGGTACCTTCCAGCTGACGCATCAGGCCTTTGGTCCCCTTCTGCTTCGCTTGGAAGTCAATCGGGTCACCGCCGTCCATGATTGCTTTCGCCCCGTTGTACAGGTCACGACGCAGATCGACCATCCCTTCCATGTCTGGAGAGATCATGTCCATCCCGATTTCGTCATCCAGACGCTTCAAGCGGCCATTTACCAGCATGTGGTGTTTGTACAGCTCGTTGACGTCAGCGTAGCCCAGACGGTTACCCGAAATGGTATACGGACGCATGACCGGAGGAATTACCGGCATGTGGTGCAGCACGAGTGCCTTCGATGGATCCGTAAAGCCCTGCTTGGCCAGACCGGCCAGGTACTTCATCTTCTTCACGATGGTGTCACGCTTGGTGGCAGACTTCTCGTCCATCACTTTGCCACGCAGGTGGGCCAGCTCGTCGTCGACGTGAATGTCTTTCAACATCGCTTCGATCGCGTGTCCGCCGACCAGTGCTTCCCCACCCTCTTCTGCCGCTGCTTTCTCCAGCGTGTTGGAAACGGTCAGCTGTTTCACCAGAGCATCGTCCTTGTGGGTATCGACCAGGTCGAACAGGCCTTTACCGCGACGAATCACCCCATACTTCCCGGAGATCAGGTTCGTCATGTGCTCTTTGCTCAGACCCAGCAGGGCACGAGCAGGATCTTCCATGACCGGGTTAACGATCGGTTCCATCAGCTTGTAGTGAGACCAGTTGTTACCTTCTGGACCACCGGTCACGTCCATATCGAACAGGCCGCCCTTCACTGGAGAGACGTTACGAGCCAAGATCATGTCCGGCTTGTGAATCTCACCGCTCGAGTTACCTAGCACTTCACGGTCGGTCATTGGGCCGGCCACGAGGTTACCGTTACGCTCAGAGACGTTGATGCCTGAACCACGCAGGTAATCGAAGAACTTACGCGTGGCGAAAGTCGTCTTCGGCTGCGGCAGTGGCAGGCCACGCATGAACTTGTCCCAGTAATCGTGGGTGTCAGAGTGATCACCACCTTCAGACTTCACGGTACCGATCTCTTTCAAGTTAGCACGAGCGTTGGAACCCAACAGGCCCAGGAACTCCATGTAACCCACGGCCTTAGCACCATCGTCACCACCCTTAGTAGGCTGGGCGTTGTTGTCGTAGCCACCAACTGAACGGGCCGAGTAGTTCGCATCGGTCGTCTTGTTCAGCTTCAGGAAGTACTGTGGCCCCGTCAGGACATTCGTACCGTACACGTGACCGGTTTTCGGATCGATAACGGTGTCGGTGTCAGACAGGCCGTGCTCTTTTAGCTTAGCCATCAAGTTCTTGACGGTGTTGCCTTCTTCGTAGACTTTGGTCTTGTACGGCTGCCCGGTCTTCTGAGCAATCTTACCGGCCGCAGCTTCGAAGATCTGACCCAGGTTGATACGGGACGTTACTGACGCTGGGTTCAGAATCAGGTCGAACGGCTTACCGGTAGTACCGCTGGTAGGCATTTCGTCGTCTTCGAGAACCGCTGAGACCACGCCTTTGTTCCCGTGGAAGCCAGTGACTTTATCGCCGATCTCCAGGTTACGTTCACAGCGAACCATGATGCGAATCTTCTTCCCGTCAACGCTGGTGTCGGTCACGGTACCTTTTTCTTTGTGGTCCCAGACTTCTGCAGCAGAACGGTACGGGTTCACCAGCGTCTTATGCAGACGGCCGAGCACCATGTCCGTTTCGGTCAGTTGACGCTGCTCGAGAACGGCGAAGACCGGGTCACCGTATTCCAGCACGGCACCCTGCTTAGCGAAGCCACGGGAGTCCAGCTTGGAGAGCTGCTCTGCAGTGAACTTGCCGGCGAAGGCTGCTTTGTACTTGTTGACGTCCGCGATGGTGTCTTTACCCATCTCGTATTCCACTTTGTACGCGTGGTTGGACTGCAGCTTCTCCGTCGCAGAGCGAGACACGACGATACCATCTTCGTGGTTGAACCCTTTGAATGGCATGTACGCCGTTTCCAGGTTCTTACCGATCGCCAACTGGCCGTCTTTGGTGTAGTTGTTGTCCGTCAGTACCTGACCGGCTTCAACCTGAGCACCGACCGGGTGCAGGTTAGGTTCGTCATCGTGGAAGCCTTTCATGTTGAACGGCAGGTTCTGCACGAAGTCGACGGTGTGTTCTTTCCCGTCGTGAGCCTTGATCACCATCTGAGACGGTGTGGACTTCACTACGGTACCCGTCACCGGCGCCACGGTAGACACGATCTTACCGATCGCAGAAACGAAGGTCTCGCCGTTATCCGCAACGGTCTGCACCAGCGGAGTCTCACGGTTCGTCAGGGACAACGCCTGTGGGATCGCCTTGCCTGCCATGGTCAGACGGCCCGGGTGGTTGGTGTTCAGGAACGGCACGAGGTTAGTCGTGATCGTGTACATGTCCGTACCGGATGGAATCCAGTATTGAACCTGGCCGCGAGGCACGTTCTTGAACTCGCCGTGAACCTGAGCCTGGACGATTGGCTTACCGTTGTCCTTCTCACCCGGGAACCCGATGGTGTGCGTCATGATTTCGTTGGCAGACAGATAAACCTTCTTGCCTTGATTATCGACGGCACGAGCGTACATCCCACCTTCTTTGTCACGGTGAGCCGTGATGGTGAAACGCTGGTCCAGACCGGCAGTTGACGATTCTGGTGTACGGGACGGGTCAATGATACCGAGCTGAGAGGGGTGCACGTTACGGCTCTCCGTCGTGGCCTGGCGCTCAGAGGACATCCCGCCGTCACCGGCAGCAATTAGGGTCACCTTACCGACGTTCTCGATAGACTCGACAGGGTTGGTCTCATCCGGCGTAGAGCTCAGCTGAGAACCGATGATGAAGTCCGAGTAAATCTTGTTGAACGGCTTGGCCGGGATCACTTCACGCAGGCTCGGGGCCGCGTCATTGATTCGGCTCAGGTTGTACTTGATGCGGTCAAAGGACTTCCCAACGGTCTGGTGCAGCTTGTTCGCTTCGAAACGACGACCGATGAAGTCCGGCAGGTTCTGAACACGCTTGAACTGCAGGGAGTCACGGTTATCTTCCGGACGCTTCTTCGAGTACACTTCGACGATGTTCTTCATCGCACGCAGCAGTGTCTCTGGCTCGATCCCACCGAAGGACTTCCCAAGGGTTGTCGCGGTAGTCTCTTTGTCCAGAGTCATTTCGGCCAGACGGCTCTTCAGCGCCACGCCCATTTCCTCAGTGGAAACACTGCGGGACTGTTCTTTGCGGTCAACCAAACGCTTGTACAGCTGGCCGAGGATCAGGTCTTCCTTACCCTTGGTGATCTTGCGGTTAGCCATCCACACGTCAGACGGAACGAAACGCATCACGTCGGCGTCGGACAGGCCAAAGCCCTTGGTCATCAACGGAGCGATCGGAATGTGCAAGTTCTTGCCGTTGATCTTGGAGAAGTAAATCTCCATGGTCTTCGAATCCAGGCCGAGAGAGAACGTCGCACCCTTACCGGTGTTGATGTTCGTTTCCAGCTCGCCGTTGTTGGTCTTACGGGTGTAAACCCCGGGACGCAGCTGCATTAAGTTGGCGACGGAATAGTTGTTCCCTTTGTACAGTAGGGTATGCTTGTTGGTGACGTGGAAGGTGTCAGCCAGGGCGAAGTTCTGCACGCGGTCAACCAGTTTCCCGGTCGCACGGTCGTGCAGCATCAACGTACCGCGGATTGGGTACGTCAGAGAACGCGACTTCAAGATCGCGTCCTTCTCATCTGCCGTGGTGTAGTTCTTCTTGTCGACATGCATGTCCTCTACCGACAGGGTGTACTTACCCGTCTCGATAGGGAACTGTTGCTTGATACCCTGGAGCATCGCGTCATCAGTGGCCGCGTTGATTGCGACCGGTGACGAGAAGATAGGCATCAATTCACTTGCTGTCTTAGGCATTGCGTTTCTCCATGTAGATTACAACGGCAGTATAGATCCCGGTGGCAGACGAGATGGAGTCTTTACGCTCCACCACAATGACACTGCCCTGCAGGCTTCGAGTCAGGAGAGACTCCATCTGCAGCGTGTCATCGTCTTCACCCCCGATAGTGAAGTACCCGATACGGTACTGCCACTCGTCCATGTTAATCCCTAACTGATCAACGGCCGGGGTAACCCCGGGCATTGCGTTCCCTTCATTACTTGGTTCCAGCGGATTCTTGGCCATCTTGTTCTCCTTGTTGTGCCGGTGGCAGGTTTTCGATGATGTTCATAACGCTCTGATACATCGTCTGGTCTTTCGCCTGTAGAGCCAACAGAGCTTGCTGCTGAGCTTCTGGAGGAGTCTGCAGAATCTTCGCAGCTTCGTCATAGGCTTCTTTACGGTTGTCAGCGAATCCTGAGCTGTCTTTATCAGACGCCAGGCCTTTGGATTTCGCGAAGATTGCTTTCTCGACGAGGTCTTTCGTTTCGACCTGGCTTTCAGCAGAGGAGACGGTATCGTTCATCATCTTCTCGAGTTCTTCATCATAATCCATTCCGAACGCTTCTAACAGGGTAGATGCAGACAAAATGTTAGATTTCCACATGTCCATCATGGACGCTTTCAGTGCTTCGTTATCCGTAAGTTTAAACGGCACGAGCTTCACTTCGGCAATCTCCAGAGACAGATATGACGCGATCTTCTCCATGATCCATTCGATCATATCCTTGAGCTGGCCCACGTAGTTGTTCATCGTGTTTTCCAGCAGACGCAGACCGATGGTTGAAGACGTCCAGTTAGTCGTACCAGACAGCAGTTCACGGGATACCCCCATGGACATCAGCTGTTGCTCTTCAGCGTACTGCAACTCTTGGGAGACCAACAGGGAACGTCCCTGGCCACCGATTTGCTGCGAACCGATCGGGATCGGAGAGATCAGCACGTGGTTCGGGTCCGACTTCATCTGACGGATTGTCCCCTTCATGTGCTTCGCGAAACCACGCAGTGACATCTGGGCCACCGGGTCGGCGTTCGCTGAGTTCTGCTGCGGGAAGATAACACGCAACGGAACCATGTGTTCTGCCGCCACTGCTTCGTTAGCCTTGCGGAGCATTGCCTGGTAGAACACCAGACCGTAGTGAGAGATCAACGGTGGGATGCCCAG